GCCAAGGATAGGGAGATAGATTACAAGTGATCATCCTCATCAGTTATTTCCAATAAGAAAGACTTTGGCCCCCAACCTTCGACATAGTCAGCCAGTTGGAGGGGTCATTCTTAAATTATAAATCTGTATGAGACTTGCATGGTCTACCACCTAGACACGTCCGGAGACAAGCAGTGCTAGATATCTCTTCTCTAATGGAGTAAAAATCTTCTCCATTGAGGCAACACGTAAGTCCTCGTCGAACTTCGAAATTAACCATCGCTTCTTCATTTTTTGTACATATGAAGCAATTTCGTTTTCAAAATCACCACGAGCTTCAAACTCTTTAAGCTTGTAAGTTAATAAGGATTGAGAAAGAATAGGAGCATAAAACTCCTTCTCATCTAAATTAACATGTCTCATTCTCGTCACAAGTGTTCTAGAGTTAGTGACGGCAGGTTCATAAAAGCTGCCAATAACTCTCTTGAGAACTCGTTCCACCCACCAATCTTCATCAATTGGCGGGGACTTGAAATGTTCCTTATTCTTCATCCGTTGCGACAATCGCTTACGGTCCACATATGTACAGTGGTTTTCGGGAACAATGAGACCAAGCCCTCCTGCCCAGATCGGCATATAATAAGGGAGAGCTAATTTCTTAAAGGTCGGTGTATGGTTGCGGAAAAACATCTTGTTAACAGCATCCCACTTGCCTGACTCAGTCCTCTTTCTCAATTCATTCTGAATAGAAGAGAAAGAAAAGGGGTTGTTTTGGCTTTCGCCATCCTTCCCAACGGCTTTCAATAGACCGTGATTAGTATAGGGCTGATACTTCCATCCTTCAAGTTCTAAAAAGAAGGTCATGGAATTCATAACGAGTAGATCTCGTTGAAAATAGGTCTTTCCAACGGAAGATGAGAAACCAACATAACGAATACATTGTTTCCAGATCTCCAATAATCTCTCATTTCCACCAAACACACAGTCATCCCCATTAACTAAAAGGGGTACTTCGCTCAAGGGAAGACGAGCAATCCAAGGGTTGTCGATAGTCATAGACCATAGACAGACAGCACAGTTGATAATACACAAAAAAGGAAAGCTAACTATGCTTCCCATCAACTGACCTTGACGTTGAGGTTTAACTATTTCCTCAAGTTGATCCGTTACAGGATTTCTTATCCACGACCTTATGTCATGGCCTGTAAGGGCTCTCCGAACAAGTTCCCTAATGGAACTCATTTCCGGGATTGATTCTTGAAATCTATGCTTATCATTAAGCTATAGGACATCGAACAGATAATCTGCGCAATAGTCAGAGATTTCGGAGAAGATGTTGTCCGTGGAAGCTTTATAGTCTCCACTTAGGATTAACCCACCTAGCCTCTCCCTAATGGTAGAAGTAAAGACCGAATTAACGGTATCTTCATTCAGAGGCTCTCCAATCAATCGGAAAACAGGGTGTTTCCGAAGAGTCGAGTGCAAAAACTTTTGTATAGGTTTGAGCACAAAGTACGTCAAAGGTGGACCCTTTGTTATTACCCTGACCTTTAAAGGCTCAGGAAGTCCAACTGTCTCTGTGAGAGGCTGTTCCTCAAGCGCGGCTAATAATAATTTCTTAAAACAAAAATCATAAGCGGCCTTAAGGGAAGTGTCACAAAAAAGAAAACAGAAGCCAGAACTCCCATCATCAAATACGCATTCCTCAACTTTGATACCCGAATCCCCATTCGGATCAAAGGAGATATGTTTCTCCAATAATAAAAATTCAAGACAACCGTCTTCAAAAAATTCAAATGGAAGATCATTCTCATCGAAATCACTTCTCAAACCCACGCGTATGTTATCGATCTCATTAACGATCGAACCTAAACCACCACCTTTCCCTCTGCTCAAATTATAATTTGCAGATATACTGGGAAAGACATAGCGATAGAGGTCCTCACGCTTCAATCGTTTTTTGCCGAAGACTTCAAGGATCACACGACGAATATATGAATAAAGAATATCCATCGATAGTTCGCATTTGATTTCCTGTCGTTCTATCTTTTCGTTAATTCCTAACGAATTTAGAAACCAATCAGGTTCTTCGACAACTATATAATCCATACGGATGTATTCCGACTTCTGACATGGAACGCTTTTTCCATCCTCTTCAAAATATTGAGGACGCGTTGTCAGCTGGTCGAAAACCTCTTTACACTTCGTAGAAACCATACTGGGATCCACGGGGGGAGCACCTTTCTTCAACATCAAAATATCATTAGCAAAGTTCTTAACCTTGGACTGTAAACAAGTTGATAGAAAGCGTTGTGCTCTACCGAAAAAGAGTTTTTTAGGGTTTTGGAAGGCTATTATAGGACGACCATCCTCAAGACGTGGAGCTGGTATAGCTTCATCTTTAAAGATAGCAGAAAAATAGGAACAAGTCTTCCACTTGAATATTTCTACCCAAGAATTATACCCGTATAAAGCTACATATGAGCATAAGCTCCATAGGAACTTATCGTAGCATTTATAATGGCGTGCTAACTGATCATTAACACCCTTATCGTAACCGCTCAATTCCAATTGATCATGGAAGAGGTCAGCGATAGACTGAATCTTTCTACTAAGAAACAAGCCGTAAAGATCGAACCACCTTAACCCAACGAAGTCTTTCCAATTCTGTTCTTCTCCTCGAGATAGAATGGAACTAAGAAAGTCTTCTTGAGTTTTGAAAGGGACCCGATCTACGGTCTTCATGAGATAAGTAAAATCACCCTTCTCAGGGTAAAATCTCTCATCCATATAGGCCTCGGAACAGAGCAAGCGAACCGCTGCTTTGAACTCATTCCGTGAGCTTATTTCTCCATAGTATTCATATAGGCTTGAAT